CGACCGGAGTGTTTCAATTCGCTGGCGGGCGTAAGCCTCAACGACCCGCCACACCTGATCTCTTTTCTCAATTCTCAAAATGTGTCAAAGCCTCTGTTCATGTTCTGCTGCATCATGTCCTGACGCTCTTCACGCTGACGCTTGCGCTCCATCTGGATGCGGGCCTTGACCCCTTCGTTGTACTGCTTCATCTGGGCTTCCTGACCGGCCATCGCCAGCTTCATACGCTCAATGGTTTCGCGCATCAGGCGATCCTGTTCGGAGGTCTGGAGCTTGGCTTGCAGTTCGGTGACCTTGATCTCCTTGTCCGCAGCGACCTCGGCCAGACGCGCATCACGCTGCATCTGGGCGATCATCATCCGGGCTTCCAGTTCCATCAGGTTCTGCTGGTATTGCAGGGACTCAGCGACCGATTCGGGGTTCATCGTGGCCTGCACCTCGGCCTCGATCCGCATTGCCTCTGCCTGAAGCTTGCGGGTCTCCGCCTGAGCCCGTTCCATCTCCGCCATCATCGCCGGGTCTGGCCCCTGCTCCTGCATCTGGGCCAGTTCCTCTTCGGTGTAGTACAGGCGGTCAGTCGGGACATCGAGGAAGTTGATCACGGTCTTGATCAGTTCGTCTTCCTTCATCAGCCGCTGCATCGCCGGGTACTGCGAGTGCATCTGAAGCAGCGTCATCCCGTGCTGTGCCTGCATGTCCTTGACCAGCAGGTAAGAGGCGCCACGGGGATCGACATCGGCGTCGATCTTGATCCGGTCATCCTCGTCGTACTCCATCAGCCACCAGTAGAAGCGGGTGATCATCGGGATGGTGACCTCGTCATCCCATGCGTGAGCAAACTTGCGCTGCACCACATTGGAGGCGTTCATCAGCATCGCCATGCCTGAGGCCGTGGGCACCGCATTGGTCGCCTCGCCTTGTGCGAGGATCGGCAACTGGCTGTTCTCGTCCGCGTTCGCCTTCGCCAACTCATACATCGGCAGCAATGCGTTCAGCGATGATTCGATGTTCTGGAACTGGATGACATCCTGAATGGACTGGACGGTCTCGTCGGTGACCCTCCACGCCTTCGGGCCATCGATGCTGTAGTTGCCGTCAGCAGGGGCGGCCTTGCCCTCCCAGTAGATCACCTGCGGGCCAGAGGTCAGCTTCGCATTGTGCTGCATTGCGTCGTACACGATGTCGATCGCACGCTGGTCATCGCGCATGATGCGGACCAGACCGATCGAGTTCATGATGTCCGCATTGTCGCGCTTGAAGGGGACCACAAAATACGGCACGCGCTCATCACCGAGGATAGCGTTCAGGTCTACCTTCAGCACTTCGTTGTTGGCGAACCAGACCTCGCCCCAGTAGACCTCCATCGCATCGTCGTGGACCTCATAGCCCATCTTCTGGAGATGCTTGGCATCGATCGGCCCGTGGTACTCCCAGACCACGAACTCGCGGTCATCGTCATCATGGTCGCCCATCAGTTGCCGGCGAGCCCGCATCAGACTGGTCTCGTTCTCACTCAAGCTAGGGCCCGACTCGACCACCCGGCGAACAGCCTCCGGGTCAAAGCCGGGATGACTCGCAAGGCCGATCATCTTGGACTTCTGGTACAGGTGCATCTCAAACGCACCCTCGCACTCTTCCATGCTCCGGCAGGGCATCGGGAAGAACATCCACGGGTCCACATAGGTGGACGCCGGGTTGGTCTCCTGCACCACATCCAGACGCACCGAATCGGCCATCACGGGCTGCCCGAACTCGTCAATCATCTGCTGACCAAACTGATCGATCAGGGGCTCCTGAGAGCGCCTCACGACGCGCTTGGTACTCATCCGGGCATAAGGCCCCTTGATCACCCCAATACCCAGCCTGCAAGCGTCCTGAATCGCCCTGCGGCCATGCTTGGGATACTCGCACTCGGTGAGGAAATCCTCGATGCGGTTCTCGCATTCGCCGGCTGCCCAGTCAGCGTGGGCCGGGTCCACCGGGTTGCCATCGATGTCAGTCGGACGGGGCGTGGGGTTCAGTGCCCAGTTCTTGTCGTTGGTGGGGAACAGCATGTCCCCGATCCGCGCGGCGGTGATATCAACCTTGGCAGCGGTCTTGTTGTCGATGGGCGGCAGTTCATCCGAGTCCTCCTCGGCTGCCTGACGGAAGCCCCAGTACTGGCGCTCGTCCTCGATCCAGCGTTGCTCGACCTCGGACTTGTGCTGGACAGCTTTGTCCTTCAGCTTCTTCAGTTCGGCACAGAGCCCGGAGTATTCCTGCTGCGGCTCTTCCTCATACACCTCTTCGCCTTGCAGTGCATCGGCGTCAGCGATGAGTGCGAACATCTCTTCTTCAGGGGTCATCAAATTCTCCGTCCAAACTGCTTGCCCTTGATCACTGGCGGCAGGCTCGTTGCCTGCGCCTTCGTCTTCGCATAACGCCGGCCCTCATCAATGAGGTACTGGGTCGCGTCCATCAAGTGATCGTTGGTCTTCACGATCTTGCCGTGATCGTCGTAGTGATACATCCGGTACTCTTCCAGCCACTTGCGTAACGTGCTGAATACCTTGATCTTTCCTGTCGCAAGACCGATGCGAACCTTCTCGATCTTCGCCTCTTTGCCGGTCTTGTCGGCCTTGTAAATCTTGGTGCCGCAATCGCGGTACTCGTCAATCATTGAGACACCGTCCGTCTGGTTCGCGGCGTGCGCGTCACCGAGGATCGGTATCCAGTCCCCTGCGGCCCTGAGTGCTGCAGCGTGGACGGGGATCATCATCTTGCCGGCCTTGTGCTCCCGGTACAGATACCAAGTGTCTGAGTCACGGTCATGGGCGCCCCATACTGCTGCGGTGTTGTGCCAGCCGCAGTCGAACCCGATCACCCTCGGCCAATGCGGCCTCAGTTCAATGGGGTCGATCGTGAAGACGTCCTCTGGTATGGGATAGATCGCACCCACGCCCAGTGCCGGCACGCCGTTCTTGACTGTGTCGCGCATGTACTCAGGCGTATTCGCCAGCGTGTTGCGCTTCCACTCGTCCGACAGGTGAGGGACGTCATCCCATGTGATGCTCACCAGAGCACGGCTGGGATCGTCTGACTCAGTGAACATCAGCACCAGTTCGCTGGCGCCATGCTTGGGCGTGAAGGTCACCAGCATCAGCGGGTGATCGCTGCCCCTGAATCGAGCCATGATCTCGGAGTAGATCAGCACCTCATCCACGGGCTCATCCATCCATGCGCCGTCGAGATTGGCTCCGAAGAAGGCGTCCAGCCCCTGATCGTATGAGCGCACACCGAGCGTCGAATAGCCGCCCGATACATGCTTGATCCTGACCTGCTCTATGAGCCCGCCAGCGCCGCTCCAGCGCCGCAGAGAGTCGAAGTCGATGCAGTCAGTGGGGATCAGCCCGCCACCTTCTGTCTCGGCGTTCACAGGGCCGAGCAGGACTGACTGCTGATTGTCCCGCGTGGTCTGCCTGCTCTTGCCGGCAATCCACCACTTCGTTGGTCGGTCATACCGGTGACCCGGCCACCAGTCAGGGTACTGACCCGTCAGATGGCAGGCGACCTCAAAGCCGCCGATCGAAAGCGTCTTGCCGACCCCGTTGCCGGCCATGACCAGACGAGCAGTCCGATTCCGGCCCAGAGCAAAGCAGTGCATGTGCTTCGGGTACAGTTCCCGGCGATGAGGGCCTTCATCGGGGTATAACGTCTTGATCTTGCCCTGCCGTGCGTCCTGCCGTGCCAACCCCTCCAGTAGTTCATCAACACTGGCGCGGGCAAGGGCTTGGGACATGGCTATTTCAGCAGCGCCCCAACGTCGATCCCCTGCGCCTGCAGGGCCTTCAGCTTCTGCTGCAGGGCTTCTTTGATTTCTTCCGGGCTGTGGTCTTCGATGCGCGTGGTTTGATCCACCTGCAGTTTGTCGCCCCAGCTTCTGGGCTTCATGCGCGCAGCAACCCATTTCCTTGCGTCGATCTTCAGCTTTGCTCGCTGAACATCTTCTTCATCGTCAGCGATGTTGCACATGTCGTCGGCGAAAGTGTCTGCCTGATCTTCTCGCGCACGCGATACTTCTTGAGCAAACTCTGGATGAACTCGCTGCCAAGTGTAGAACGTGACCAGATCAATCCCGACCTTCTGACACGAACGGCGGGCAGAATTGCCGTCTGCAATCAAAGCGCAAATTGCCGCAGCGCGTTCGGTGTTGTACTTCGAGCCAGACCCTTTTGGCGCGCCGCCTACACCCTTCCGGCTAGCCTTCTTCTTACTAGCCATTGTCCGCACTGCCCCAACGCTTCCGGGCCTCAATCTCGCGCTGCCGACGAGTCAACGGCTTTGGCATTGCAACAAAAGGCTCACCCAGCATGACCCTTCGGTAAACGTAGTCATTCACAGTGGCCGGCCTACGATCAGGCTTGCCAAGGGCGTCTCGGAGTTTGCGCGAGACCACATGGCGAACTCGCTCACTGCTAATGCCGTGCTTCTGACCAATTGCCTTCAGCGTTAATCCATTGACAACCCTGTCTATCGCGATCCGACAGTCTCTCTCTGCGTTGCGAACTTCTGGCATTCTCATCTTCCTTGCGGCCCTTTAGACACTGCTCAGTCCTTCCAGAAAAGCCTTGAGTTCAGCGCGTGACATGCCTTCTGGATCAATCTCGGCGTACAAGTCATCCTCTTCTGGTTCTGATACCTCCAACCCCATCATGTAAGCAAACTGCTCCAAATCGTCTTGGGTGATGACGATCTGCTCCCCGCTGGGGAGTTCGATCACGCAGGCTTGTCTGACCTTCAGTTTCATTGCTTATTCCTTTGTTGCGGGAGTCCGTAGAGTCCCTATGAGGTTTATTTTGCTGCCCCACTTGACAGCGTTACCAGTAACGGCGCTATAATGCCCCTGCGGCAGCGCACCTGCCCTTCAAACCACCACAGGAACCTGAAGATGAACCTGAGCACTAGCTACCACTACATCGGAACCGGCGAACTGGGTCGGATGTACACCCTGCGCCATTACGCCATGCGCTGCGTGCCGCACGACTACCCGCAGGTCGCGGACACCTACGTCTGCAACCTCTCTACCGACCCCAAGGAAGCAGTCGCCAAAGCGCGCAAGATGACCTCTGACCTCAACCTCGCGATCGGCATCCCGACGCTGGGCAAGATCGTCCGCTCCGCTCCCCGGTCGCCCGAAGAGATGGAAGCGATCCGCGTCGCGGAAGAAGCCCGCATTGCGCGTCAAGCGGAAGAAGTCCTCGCGGCACAGGCATCCCTGATTGCCGAGCACCCCATCGTTGGAGAACTGCTGGCACTCAGTGCTGAAGGGCTCGCTGATGTTTTCGGCGCTAACCTACTCGCATCTCTGGCAGAGCAGGTCGCACGCAGAGGCACGCTGAGTGAGCGTCAGATTGAGGCATTGCCCGCTGCTATGGCTCGCTACCGGGATGCGCTCAACGCCACGCCTCCAGAGGCGCCGCTGACTGCTGGTCGGCAGGCTCTGGCTGGAACCTTGGTTAGCACCAAGTTCGTCGATGGCTACTACGGCAGCACCTTCAAGATGCTCGTCAAGCTGGACGATGGTAACAAAGTGTTCGGCACCGTTCCTTCCGGGCTAGACGCTGAGCCGGGCAGCCGGATTGAGTTTACCGCTACAGTTGAGCCGTCCCGCGATGACCCGCACTTCGGCTTCTTCTCTCGACCGACCAAGGCCAAGAACATCGAAAGCTGAACGATATTTCAACCCACCACAGGAGCACAATCATGAGCGCATTTATCTGCAGCCCGAAACACTTCGCAGTCCTCGGACACTTCGCCGCCCAGCGGCAGTTCGGGGGCTCCCAGAACGTCTACAACTCACAGCTTGAACGACTGGTCGCCAGCGCCGACGAGGGGTTCCGTCAAGCCTTCAGCGGCATCTTCAACGGCAAGGGTGTCCGCGAACTGTCAGACACCCAGTACGCTGACGCTGTCGCCAACCTGCTGTACTTTGAGAACATACGCTCGGTGCTGCATCGCTACCCGAACGATGATCTCGATTCAGCGCCCGGCCCGATCGACAAGCCAGCGTGGATCAGGACCGGCAAGTGGCTGCAGTGGCAACTGCGCGTCGAGCCGATCGACATCCTCAAAGCCTGCGACTGTCTGGAATACCAGTCCTGCGAGACCGAGGACTATCGCGAGACTTCGGCCTACAAAGTGCTTGAACTAATCCGGGGCTCGGCCATCAGCCTGCTCCCCGGCTATGAAGATGCAGCATGGGAGATCGCAGCATGACCCGCGCTCAAGCTTTCCGCCGCGCCCAGACTCAGGCCCGGAACTCTGGCTGGTATCGGTACGTCGTCCGAGAGGATGGTGAGTACTTCGTGACCACCGACTGGGGCCTTGATACCGAGTACGCCGGAGCCGAGGTGATCGCCAACTTCGGGCCCTGACATCACTTCCACCACCACAGGAGAAGCAACATGATCAATCAACCAGCAACCGCTCAAGACTTCGCCAAGTGGGAATCCCACGCGAAGTCCTGCAGCATCGATGCCCTTCGCTGCATCGTCATGGATTGCCGTCAGGCAGCCGAAGCGATGAAGGGCTGGAACGAGCCCCGCGAGCTTTACTACCGCGATCAGGGCTTTACCTACGGCGATGAACTTGCACGACGTGAAAGGAGATCAGCATGACCGAGTACTTCGACGCCTCCACCGAGGAGGAATACTTCGCCGCCCTTCAGGCCCGGATCGATGATGGATCGATATGGCACTTTGAGGGGTCAGCAGGACGGGTCGCGATGGACGCAATCCACTCCGGCAAATGCACTCTCGGGCCCACCGGGCACCGAGACTACTGGGGCAACTACATACCGAGCCGGAATGAAGTCCAGCCCGGCACCGTTGGTTCAACCGAATACATGGAGGAGCACGCATGAGCACCCTGATCCACGGCACGATGCGCCCGCAGGACTTGATCCCCACCTTCCTCGACGCGCTGCGCGAGCTTGACTCAACCCGCTACGCTGGGCTGCTGCTCGCTGGCCCCGTCCCCGCCTATGTGCAGGACGAGGGTGACGAGTCCGAATGGTGGCAGTCCGAAGACGCCGGCTACCTGCTGGAAGACCTCTTCGATGCGCTCAATGACTGCGCTCCGGAGGGTCAGTACTTCGGGGCTCACCCCGGTGACGGCAGCGACTACGGGTTCTGGGACATCGAAGACGATGCCTAGAGTCAAGAAGACCACCTTGCAATCACGGGAGCGGGTTCGCCGCTTCCGAGAGCGCAAGCTTCAGGAGGGCCTGTCCCAGTACTCGGTCTACTGCCACCACGAAGACTGGCCGACCATCAAAGCATTCGCTGACGCCCTGACTGAAAAACGAAAGGGCTGATTACTTCTTCTTGCCGGGCTTTGTCCCGGCTTTCTTTTTACTGGACGCTCGGGGCTTGCACTTCATCGGCCTGCGTCCTTACGATCAGCTTGACCTTGTGCTGGAACTCGATCTCGGCCAGCGCACCCTCAAGGGCAGCGCAGTCGCCGGGGTCGGTGTCCATCAAATCCTTCTGGACCTGTCTCACCAGCCGCGTCAGTGCGCCAGTGACCACCTTCGCGCCAGACTCTGACTGCTGACGGTGGCCGGCGTGGGCCAGCGCGGTGATACAAGTTGCCGCCAGCTTGGCAGCCTGTCCGGGGGTCGCGTCATTCAGCATGTCAACAGACGCATCCAGCTTCTTGTCCAGTTCTTTCAGTAGTGCGGGAACGCTTTCAGTCATCACAGTCCTTTGTGTTTCATCTGTCCGCCTTGCCCTTCAGCTCTGAGTGCATCTCATCAAGCTTGTTGTAAAGACGGTCGAATTGCTTTTCGTTCCTTCGATCTTGGTCGCCCATGTCGTTGTGAATGCGACGCTCAAGGTCTTCAAACTTCTGATCAATTTGCTTGCGCGGCATGTACTCTTTCGGCAAGTCGGAGAAAAGCTTGCCCATGTAGATAATGGTTCCACCGATGACCGTTGCGGCGATGCCAAGAAACCAGTTCAAAACTTCAGCCATCGGGCAACTCCCGAATCACACTCATGCGTTGCTCGCACGATAGCCACAGAGCGCGGTATTCGATACCCAGCAGCAGCGCGTCCAGCCATGTCACCAGTTCTCTCGTGGGCGCGTCCTGTGCGTAAGTCAGTGCGGGATCGACTGGAACAAGCCGCTCAGCCTCCACCGTCACCGTCTCAGTCCTGACGACCGTTGAAGGCGTCGCGCAGCCTTGCAGGAATGGCAGCAGAAGCGCAAGCGTCACCGTCAGCAATGCGGACGATGCGCTCGATTGTTTCGGCTGTTTGCTCATCCTGCTCCTGCTCCAGTTCTGTCAGCCGGTCTACCAATTGCTGTTGTTTGCGTAATGCTTCGTCACGCTGCTGCCTGTTGCGGTTTGACTCCGCGACCAGTCGGGCGATTGTTGATTGATTGCTCTCGTTGGCTTGTATGCACTCAAGTCGATCACGCTGGGCGAGCACAAGTTCGGCGCGGGCCGCGTCGAGCCGGTTGTTTGCAATCGTGAGCGCGACAACCAGCGTCAGCACGAAAGCCGCTGCTGCGCCTCCAGCGATGAGCATGGGTTTTGCTGCCAGCTTGGAGAACAAGCCACCGATGTAGGTGTGCCACATTACTTGGCCCGCCTTGTCTCAGCCGCGATCTTGACCGTTTCCCACACGCTAGACCCGACGTACCCGCCGACCACTGAGCCGACGAAGATGTAGAAAAGCCACGCAATGCCAACCAGGGCATCAGCCTCGGTCAGCAGGATCAGCAGTGGATACGCCAGCCCGCCGGCAAGAGCGATGTACGCCATGGCTCGTCTGTGCTTCCAGCGG